CTGAAAGTATTTTATATATTTGACTCTATGATAATCGAACTTGCAAGGATAAATTAAAACAAGTGTTTTAAAATTGTTGGGCTCTAACCAACTCCAGAGTTCTTTTTAATAGATTAAAATGATATATATTATATTGTGATAATATGTTAGAAAATAAAATAATGATGTTAATTTTATCAACCCTCGCCCCTCATAGTTTTTAATCAAAAGGCTATTTCACGAAATACAAAATTTGAATATTATTTTTAGTAAATATGTTTCATTGTTTGAGCCAAAGGGGCTGAAGCATGAACTTCGCGAAGCTCCACTGTAGTGTATTTCTTCCTATAGTGGGTCTTCAAGCGTTTTCTAATTTTAATAAAAACGTATGTTATAATTGTTATTAAGACTACAACAACCAAGAATGCTGTATCCAAGGATGGTATCTTAAAATGTTTATGTTTATTATGTTTTGCTCCTCCTGTATTATTTTCTTCCTTTTTGGAGAAGCTAAGGTTATCTATTAATGAAAACATATGATCAAAAACCATTAATCGAAGATATTTAAAATACGTAAAGTATACTGCGGTAATGAAGTTAGATAACCGATGCGAAAATCTCTCGCTGCTGAGCGAAAGAACCTGCAATTTTGTCCTGTGTAAGGTCTAATACAGAGATATTTTTGATTGTTTCCTGTATCAAAACTGTCTGAATTTACCATTCTATTTAAATTGAAAGGTTGCATAAATGGAACATGCATGTGTACAATACATTCTTCTGAATATAAAACTTGCACACGTGCACCTGACGATGCTGAATTAGTTGCTACTATTGTTTGAATACCGCGTGGGCTACTCAGAGAAACACCAAGAAAATTGTTTTTGGAATTTACTAAACATGCTTCACCAAGAGGTAAATTATCAGATGCCCTCTTACTCATTGAAATAATTATTCCTCCCTTCCTGAAAGCATAAGCCGAACAAATATAGTCTATATGATCCATGTATTGTGGTGCATCAGCTCCCAATGCTGTAGTTGTTCTAACTAAAAATGGCTGAATAAGAAATGCTTGTGCGGCAGTAGCTGTAAAAGAATTACTAAAAACAGTTGAACCTGTCGTTAATTGTCGTAGATTCATTATTTGTTCACCAAGGGACTGTGACACTGTCGATATTGCATTCACTGATTTTGCGACAGTATCTCCCGATAAACCACTTTCAATTGTTTTACTCTTCGATGTACTTTGTTCCTGTGCCAAACTCTCTCCTTCTATTCCTCTCATTTGTGTCTGTGGTAGAAGATATAAATATGCTTCAGGTTCTGCCAAAATCACGTCTGATGCACTAAAATCAATGTACATTTGGACTGTTTGTGCAACACTTGCAGTAGCTATTAATCCAACTTCAACTACAATATAGAACATACCATATGAACACTCTCTCAAAAATCTATTTGCTGCCAGTGTTGTTAAACTAGCTAATCCTGCTGCATTTCTAGGAGACGGAACATTTCGCATATTTGTTGTTAGCATTGGTTCAACAGTATGTTCACCTTTCATTTTATCTGCACCAAATTTGTGTACAATTGCATCAATATTATTAAAATCATCTAATGACATTACTGCTCCTGCTGCATATTTTCCTATATCGTCTGGTACAAAAATAGATCTTAATTGGTAGGAATGGAACTGATTATGTGTTCCACAAATTTCAAAATTTAATTTTGCCGACCACTGTTGAGCCAGTGAAGCAACAAACATCTGATGTGAAATTGATAAGGTTGTTCCTGGTGTAGTTCCAACAAAATCTGTAATCGTACATGGACGTGCATATAAAACAGTTCTAGGAACATCGGATGCTGCTAGAGGAAAGACCGCAATTATATTCTTGCTGTTCATAATTTTCTCTACTTCCATCTCATCCATACTTGATCCAAATTGTCCAGTCGATGTTTCAACTTCTTGATATTTATCCAGAGTTAAACTATGTATTGGAACTTCCGCATGTTCATTAAGCATACCCTGACCTGGTTGCCATTTTACAGCAGTAATAGGTGCTGTCGATGGTTGTCGTGAGGGCATACTACTCGCAATGCTCTGCACCATATGTCTCAATGTATTCATCTGCATCCGTGGAATTTCAGGAGCTCTATGAACTACATTTATTTTCGGTGGTTGAGACATAATCTCTATTTGCTTTTCAATACGTTGTTTCTCGAGTTGCAATAAAGGAAGAGTTGTCACTTGATCTAAGAATGTAGGATATTCCACTCTTAATGTTTCTTTTGGACATAATAGTTGAACTTCTATTTTAATAGGATCTGTTGCTGTTGGTGTCACTCTTGTTATTCTATATGTACCGAGAGTTCCAGTCCCTGCTGCTAAGCTACGTGCAAGAAAAGCATCTATCCATGGTATTTCGATATCAACTTGTTTTCCCGTCGAAATCGGAATACATTCTCGCGTAGCTTGAGATTGTTGCAACAAGGTGGTAGCTCGTTGTGTTCCCAACTGTGGAATATACTGTGGCATAATAGCACCCGAACATGTTCTTGCCGAAGTTATCAAAATGCGCACAATTAGATTTGTTCTGAAAGCTGCAAATCTAGCCAATTTTGCTCTTACGTTTGCCTGATTTAAGTAAGTTGTAAAAGGATCTAATGTATAAACAATATCTCCAGGCAAACCACCAGTTGCTACTGTAATATGATCAATCGTGTAAACACGACACAATATATCTTTAATAGTATGATCCCTAATTTCTTCAAATTGAAATAATTTTTCTTCAGGAAGTGGTGTCTTGTATGGTACTGTTTCATGTACAATTGCTGTTTCTTTGTCGTATGTTAGAATTTGCTGCGCTGTCGTGGCAGCTGACATATTTTCATTGTTTTGTTGTTGTGCTGACCATTGTTTCATCTCAAGACGCGGCCAAAGGTCTTGAAATATCAATTGCATGTTAACGTCTTGCTCTAGGTGAATACCCTGACGTAGCCGATGATCAATCAAAATACTGAAATCATCCGAGAAATAAAATAAACTATCACTACATAATGTCATGTGTCGCAGATCACTCTGTGAAAACATACACTCTGGTGGTAAATCCAACTTATGTCTCTTGGCTGATGTGAGAATCAATTGTCTATATTTTTCAAACGTTGATTGCGTGTGTAGACTTAATTCTCGAATTGCCACACGCATGTTGACTACGGTTTGTGCTCTCTTAAGTTCGAATTTTCCAGGTGGAACCTTATCCCAATTAAGACACTCTAGAATCGATACTAACTCTAATGGAGCTATCCATCCATGAACAGAATCATATGAAAATGTTCTCTTCAAGATAGAAACTTCAGAAAGTGTTTTGTATTCTAATTCTTGATCATCTTTTGCATCATTGGTATAGGTATGGCCAAAGGTCTTCATCATTTTTGTTATTAAAGGGGGATGTATTAGCTGACGTAATGTGTGGGAAAAAGACATCAGGTTATCATCACCATATGTTACTACTCTAAAATGTTTTGTTAAATCTGCAAAAACTTCTAATGCTTCTGGTGTTCCAATTTCTCTCAATATTTTCGATATAACTAAGTAAAGTAAAGATGTATTGTACATTGTATTAATAAAAGTTGTCGCAGGATTTCCTGAAGGTTGTCCTGAAGAGATATGCGCCACTGCATTTCCAAATATTTGCCTTGAATCAGTGATTTCTAGCCATAATGCTTCTGTTATTTTCTTTTCTTCATCCGATCTATTATAAAATAATTCAATGACCTCATAAACTTCCCAAAGTAGACCCGTCATTAGAGTGCCATCGAAATTCTTAAAATCTCCTGCAAGAAATGCTTTCTCAGAAGGATGTGCTACATCCAATAAATATTTTACCAATACATCAACATCAGAGCTTAACATATTTATTCCAATTAGTGATGTATTGAAAACTCTCCGCTCCATTGTTGCAGCAAAATAATCAATATAGTATTCCCTAAAGAGGATTGTATATTGCAAAGGTCCTGCTGCAAAAATGCGTGCTAGTCTTTTCTCTATCTTTTTCAATTCATCCTTCATTGTAACGGAGAAATAAATTTCGGGTCTCCTATTATTCTGTATATCCAATAATATCGTATCTATTATTTGAGTCAAGCGTGGATGATCATAAATAAATTCTTCACCTTCTCCAAGATATTCAATCTTACCTTGTTTTTTTGTCTCTTGTGCTAATGGGTATCCTGCACTTGAAGCTCTATTTATAGCCTGTATATATTTATTTCCTTCCTCTCCTCTAATTGCTATCTCACGTGATTTTTTCTCAACAACACGTTTTGGCGTGAAACAGTGATTTAAATAAGATTTGCAAATAGAAATATCACTGTCATTTAAGCTTAATTTTGGATTTAAGTATTTCCTTATTGCCACCACTGCACCATGTTCTTCATTCTTCGCATATTTAAGTTTTGCTGGTGCTTTAGTTGTTTCAAAAATCTCATTATAACAAATCGATCTACAAATTTTAGTCTCACAAGGCATGAATAATGGACGTGGTGTTGTTGCAATAACTGGAAAGTCATTAGGTAAAATTGTTACAATCTTTCCTGGCTTATATAACATTTGACAATATGGTTTCAATGCACTAACCATTTCCCACGAAATAATCTGTCCAAAAGACTCATCAGTCAAATAATATCCTGCCATATGGATTCCAATAATTCTACCTGGCTCATTTGATGAATTCGAAACTATAACACTTCCACATGACCCCGGAATGGTTTGTGCTTCATACGTTACTGTTTTCCATGTCCATAATGTTTGCCCATTTGGATCTGATGCTGGGATCGGTGTCTCATTTATAGAATTTATTGTTGTTCTTTGTTTTTCTGCCATAAGTAACCAGTCTGTGTTCTTACACATTTTATCTAAACCATCTATTTTTGCGAATTCATGTTCTTCTACAATAGAAACTAATGTCACATTTTGATGTAGTATTTTCTGCATATCACACATTTTAACGAAATTTGGTTTAATCTCATCTTGCATTGTAAGGTCAATATGACTCTTAATATCTTTCCCAAATTTAATAGCAATAAGATCATAATACAAACTATTTGGTTCATCTTCATGCGCAAAAGAGACTACTGTGACTTTCGATGTTGGTATATTTACATACTCTTGAAAAGCATTAAACAATGAGATAGTGGCTGTTTTGTATTCTTCCTCTGTAATTGATAAAAAGTGGCGATTTGTTATCAAACATCTATCATTCAAGAAAACGCCACGCAAGACACCATAATTCCAAACACCCAATCTTTTATATGATAATACCATCACATACATGTTTTGCAAAATTTTCTTCTCTGTAACATATGCTTGAATACATGCCATTTCTGTTGTTGCTGAATTTACATAATCTTTCACTTCAATTTTAGTCATGTTCTCATTTCTACGCATATCTTTGAAAATGGGTACTACCTTGATTGGTTGTTCTGATGGTACTTTTCCTTTATCTTTCACTGATTTCGGCTGCCCATCATTATATTTCTGTGTGTCCATATCCTCTGATGGTGCTTCCTGCTTAGATTCCTTATGTTTCTCTACATCAATTTCCTTCTCTAAAGCAGCTTTCTTCTTTTCAAGAGCATCTATTTTAGTAGTGTTTACACTACTCTTTTCTTTCTTCCTATCTGGCTTAAAGAATCTCTTATATAATTTATAAGCTGCAAATGTAGTTATAAGGAACGTTATAGTTGTAAACGCTGCTCTTCTTGTTGAACGTTGATCATCGGTTTGTCCGAAAAGAAAATTGTTTATTTTATCAGCCCATGAGATAGGTAAGTAAAAGAAGACATAAGTAACTAAGAAAATCTGTAACTTTTCTGACAACCTTGCTTTCTTTTCTCTTCCAAGTATCAAATTTTGACGTGTTAGACCAGGAATTGAAAACTTCATTTGCATCTTACTTATTCCATCTTCTTCACTCACGAGTCTATTCTCTTTCTCATTTTCAATTCTAATCCGTGAGTACGGATTTGAACGCCAATTGAAAGGTAAACGCGCTGATCTAAATCTGTGTGAGAAACTAGGTCCACTTTCTTTAGTACTTGGTCTTTCAACATTCTGATAATTATCTGCAATATATGCCGGAACCTCCTCTATTTCCCTACTCTTTTCCGACCCTACAACTTTTTCCGCTGTAATTTTAGCACGTCTATTAAACACTACTGTTTCATCTTTAAAGCGCTTGTGCACATCTTTCAGCTCATTCCTCAAAAGAGCAACAACCTGATCATATGAGTACACTTCACCTCCACTATGAAATTCATAAATATGTTCGTTAGGTTGTGTTAAATCCAATTTTAAAACATCAATCACACGAGATTGTTTTACAATTTTAGAATATTCTTCTTTGAGCACCATTTTAAAGGAAAAATCTATTCTACGATGATACGCTTCAGGACATTGTAAATAAGATAAGTCAGGGACAGCTTTATTATCAGTCGCTATAATAAGTGCTGATTTAAAAAGTGCTTGTGATTTTAATTCTATCTCTGCAACTGGTAACATGTGATCATGTTCATTATTTAAATGAATTATTGCTTGAGGAAAAGGCACACCTTGTTTTAAATGCTGTGCATCTACCTGATTTGCATCATCACATACATAAATTTTTGCTCTAGTTGAGATGAAATTTTGTTCATATTGAACCCCAACAGGTCTAAAATAAATAAATTGATCATACGAATCCAATGCTTCTTCCATGTCTTTATCAGTATAACCTTCTAGTTGAAGGATAGTTGAGATTGTATCAGCCGAGACTAATTTAATTATACGCGATTTACCAATACCGGCATCACCCCAAATATGAAATACTACAGGTTTCTTTCTTCTACCACAACCTGCTACAGGAGAACGTTGTGCAATATTATACATGTTATTCACATGTCCTTTTAAAGTCAAGAACTTTTGGTAATAAACTGATTTTGAATCAATAATCTCAGATAAACTAATAATATCAAGACGTAACTTACAAATTTCAACGAAGGCTGTTTCATCAGTTGTCAATCTCTCCAATCCTTCTTTTGAGCTTAGTTCCATAATCTTTTCTTCTATCTTCTTTAAAGTTGTTGGTACTAATTCATCAAGAGTTTCAACTCCTTTAACATAATTACAAACTCGTTTAACAACATCTTCCAATAAACCTACTCCTCTAGAACATAATGGCAAATCCTTAAATGAATTGACCAAGACTTCAACTGTTGATGCCTTGGGTGTATTTCGATATAACATTGTCAAAACTAAGGTTACTATAATTGAAACTGTCGATCCTGCCTCAAATGTTTGAACTTTCGGATGTTCTTCTGAATGTTTTATAAAGCCTAATCTCTTGAAAAGATGTATGACCATACTTGCAAATAGCGCACACGACATCGTCTTAATATCCAAAGCACGTCTTAAATTATCACATGCGTTCCATTTGACCATTAAGTCAGGGTTTGAATATATTAAATACAAGCTATTCGCAATAGAGGCCCAATTATATATTTTCTTAACATCCTCGTTAAACAAATTTTCAATTGAATCAAGAAATTCCTGGAAATCGCCAAATTTTACATTAACTGGAAGTTGCCATTCTAAATTCGCCAAATCTGAATTATGATGTAATGTTTGGAGTTGTGCAATCAATTTATCTGTCTTCACTTTATCTTGTTTCCGTTGGATTGCGTAAATCTTTTGTAATTTACAAAATTTCTCATATTGGGCATGTTTTCGTGCCGCCTCAATATGTCCTGAATTTTGTAACTTGAGAGAACGCTGGGAATTATCGTGTTTATGAGTTTTATTATCACGTTTAGTATTCTCTTTAACTCCACTCTGCATGGTAGGGGGAAAAATTTTACGCAATTTCATATCCAAACGACCCAAGACACCAAAATAATATGTCGACAGCAACTTTTGCAATAGCATCTTATGTGCTTCAGTCTTAATTATTTTCTTATTTTGTCCTGTTCCAGTCGCATAAACTCTCTCTTCTCTAATTTTGACAGAAACAATACCTGAATTGGGTGTAGTTTGTTCATACTCACATGTCTTTCTCCTATTTTCAAATGAATCCAATTCATTTAATAAGCTGACATAATCAATAGTCTCGTCAGAAATACCTAAACATAACGCAAATTGTCTTCGAGTCATCTCTCTAATATCTTCTTCAGTCCACAATTTTATATCCCCATCTGAGACATAAGAATCGCCAACTTGACGGATATTTCCATTCAATGAGTGCATCAATTTATTTCGGTGTTTTGCCAATTCGTGAAGTACCCGATGGCTTTCCTCATTAAAAACAATTTCTTCATCTAATCGTGCAATACATGGTTGAGGGTCATATGGGTCGTAATGATGATGTCTATTGTATAAGAAAATACGTTGCTTACGGATTACTTCTTCAACAACATATGTTTCTGCAATGGAAAGTTCAGCCAATTCGTAAACCATCTTCCATCCTTCTTCATTATCAAAAGCGAGCTTAAGAGCCACTTTTCCTTCACGATGTTTGGGTGATCGATTCAAATTTCGCTCAATCTTCTCACTTTCTCTTCTCTTTTGCGTATCTTGCGACAATAAGCCCCTGAAGGGAGCACCTACAAAATGATAATGTGACACTTTAGTCTGATCACATTCATGAACTATAGTTTCAATTCCTTTAGAAAGAATCTGAATTTGTTGCTTGAAAGATAATGCCATGGTTAAAATTTTATTTTTGTTATTATTAAACTTCTGAAATATCAAATTCGTCTTAAAAGCTTTAAAGGAATTCAATATTGTTGTCTGCATTAAAGAAAAGTTTTTAGGACCGTCTTCTTGAGCCCTTCGCCAAGTTCACCAGAGTTCAGCCATACCTTTAGATTTACTTAATTCACATCCAGGTATAAATCCACTACCCGTGGGGTTTCACGCGTGCGAAATTTTAGACTAGCTAAGACTGAATTAGAACATAAATGTCCGTCGTCCACATTAATCCATCTCGTAAATTTTTCTTAAATCCTCTTCAATTAAACAATAGTATTTTACATCCAGACCCCATATTTCTGAAAGCTCTCGAAGAGCCATATGAGTAGCATATGCATGTTACCACACAAAATGTTATTGCTCAATACCTATCTAATAAAAGTTTCATTAAGATACTTTAAATCTGACAAAAGAACTGAACCTTGGTAATATATTTATACACTTAATTTTCATAAAATCAATATACCTCCTTGGGGAACATAGTGATCTGGGATTATCTCACTATGTGCGGCGTACACACTTAACACTTTGGAGACCGCCAGAGTTATATCTTTTTTAACTTCCATTAAGCCCCGTTCGGCAACGAGTTTTAGAATTTTTCTTCGTTCCAATGAACGCGTCTCATCCTTTTCTAAGGGAATCCACGCACATAATTATTTTGAAATCAAGTCATAATGACCTTCCTATTACTGATAAAGTTGTGTGTAATATTGGGATCAAAATTTTATATTCCATAGTCATAATGTGTACATACAGAGCCTACATAAATGCGGGTAGTAATATGTCGCGTTCGTCGTCATAAGTTTTTGGTTATTTTGTTTTACGTAATTTAGTTATACCGAAGTATTTCCTGGCAAGCCCGTCGGCGTCCCTATAAATCAACAGATTTAAAGGGCCCCAGTCTCAAATTTTTATCCATTACGGACCAGTTATG